TCCAAGGCAATAATCAAAAAAACCGACCATTAATAAACTCTCTAGAAATTAATATAGAGAGTTTCTTTTTTTATACTAATATTAAAAAAAAATGTTAATATATTATTTCCATACAGTAATAAAAATAATAATAATTTTGAGATGTCCTATCTGACTTAACGGGGAGAAAGAGTATTTTATGTTTAAGAATTTAGTAGCTGATAAATTTAATCGTGGTGCAAAATATACTTTTGACTTCCAGGGGATTGGGTGCCGGGTTAGTGAGCTTCGTATGGATAGTGACAACTATGAAACCACATTACATTTTGGGAATAAATGTATTAGTTGGGGACGTATTGATAACAAAATATTCTGCGAGGGAGATGATTTCCCTATAAAAGAATATAAGAAATTCTTAGAAGAATTCCATAACTTTTTCGGTTACGATATACCGATAGGATAAGTCGGTATACACATTATAAGAAATTTAAGATAATACTAAAGAAGGAGTTCTTATATTTGATAGTCTGGTAAATGAAACTAAATTAGATGGCGATGATTATGAAATCAGTATGTATTTTGGTAATAAATTTATTAATTGGGCGTGATTTAACGGAGAAAAGTATAAAAAGATAAAGGAGATTAGAAATATGGTAACGAGCCATGAGTTTGCGATTGGTAAAAAATAAATATATTTTCAATATTAATGATGATGATGGTGTTAAATCATACATGATTGTATATGAATTCTCATATATTATGTGGGATGATAATGATGATGGTGTTAGTATATTTGGTTATAATTTTCTCGAATATGCACCGATTAAAGAAATAATTAAGGATAAATTTGGTATAATAATCCCATATAACTAAATTAATAAACTCAGTAGAAATTAATCTACTGAGTTTCTTTTTTTATAATTCTTCTTTTATTGTCTTCGGAATCATCAATCCATTTGTTACTAAATCAGACTTAAGTCCCATTCCTAACAGATATGTATCTACGGCATTTAAAGTTGTTTTATTAAATACGTCATCTTCCATATCTTCTAGCTTAGTATATCCGTTCAATGCTATATCTCTCAGCATCTGCTGTTTCATAACAGAGTCATCAGATCTGGCAGAATTTAATTCTTTTAATACATTAGGCAATCCCCAGTTAATAAGCATTATATTCTCCAAATCAGATTCTCTACCATTCTTATCTTTACCAGTAACTTGATTAGTAATAGCTGATCTTTCACTAATATCTGTACTAATACCATTCTTCTTCATTACTGTCTGTTGAGTTCTCTTTTCATTGAGATATCCTACTGGTACAGGTGTTTGAGTAACAACAGCATTCTCTTTATCCATAGTAGCAAAAGGAGTTACTACATTTTCATATAACGGTACATCTATTACTTTAGCAGCAGCTTCTATATCATCCATAGTAATTCTTCTTTCATAATCTACTATGTCTAAAATAAGATAAGCATTTTCATTACTAAAGAAATCATCAAAGTATCTCTTAAACATCTGATCACTCATTGGTTTAAATCTACTTGAATATTTTTTTGTATTAGCTCCTGTTTTATCAAATGCATCAAAGAATGAATAAATCATTTTTTCCATCTTAGGTCTACATTTACTAATATTCTTAGAATCATATATCTCCTCAAGATGTCTCTTTAATTCTATAATACATTTATTTCCTAATGTAACATAAAGAATAGCAGGAACCATTCTGTTAAGAATAGAGTTAGTAGCAATAAAGGTAGATACTTCTTCATCAGGTCTATACTCACTATATGGTTCATAACCTTTTGGAATAATTTCACATACAGTATTTTTTAGAGCTGTATAGTTAGCTATCTTACTTCCTACTTCCAGTGGTTCTGTATGTTTAATATAGAACTCTATAAGAACTCCATCTTCTACTTTCTGTCCTTTAATAACTCCATACATATTAGGGTCTATCTTAGAACTTGTTTCATTACAAAGAATACCACACTTAACTACACTATCCTTTGCTTCTGGGTCATATTTATTTAAGAAATTCTTTTTTCTATTTATTTCACTATAATATTTACTTACTATAGTTTTTAAAGAAGGAGATAATTCATCTAATTCTACAGTAGAATATATTTTAATATCTTCTATTATACCTGAATATTTAGATTTAATTTCATTTCTTGCTCCCTCTAATATATTCTCTTTATCTTCTTCACCAAGGTTTGCTAATAATGTATTTATTGATTCATCTTCATACGATGTATCAAACTGTATTAAAGGGTCACCTATATTTATCTCTTGACCTTTTTTAGCAATATAAAATACATTAGAGTTTTTTCCTACAGTAGCTGGTTTACAGAAACACATCTCTGTAGCACATTCTTGTGACATTTTCTCAGTAATAAATGTAGCATCTTCATGAGTATTATATGATGACATCAAAGCTACTTTACATAATGTACCCATGTTCATTCTACAGTTATTGAATTCATCATTAGTGAAGAAATCTTTATGATATGCTAATACGTCATTCTGTTTGAACTTACTACCAACTTTTAATTTAGTTTCTAGTTGGTTTGATAAGAAGAAACCACCACCACCATTCTTTACTATATTAGGTGATAAATCGATAGCTCTACATTTACCTGATTTATATTTAGCTATCATCATTCCTGATTTCTCATCATAATCTACAATAGTTCCATCTTCTTCTGCATTAATAGCAAAATTGGATGTTACTTGGAATCTAGTTCTTTCTTCCATTCCATTTGAAATAAGAACTGGTGAAGATTTCTTAACAGGTATTACATGTTTGCTCTGTTTCAGTGCGTGCAAAAATTGTTAATCTATATATCTCTATATAGTTCAGACTATATCTTCTATTTATATTCTATTACCAAATATAAATAGCCTCCCGTTTCCATATAATTAATATATGTACTCTACTCATTTATTCATATAGATATTTCTTCTATATTATACTTTCGATAGTCGTTGAACCTTACTTATTATAAGTCTTGGCTGCTGATTGTCTTTCTCTTATTAGAGTTAAGATATCCCAGCAATTAAAGAGGTTTATTATAGACTGAGCCACAACTTAACCCAGTCTGTTAGGATCATCAATTGCATTACATAACGGCATTGTCATCTCACCAGCTGAATATAAATTTACGTCATCCAGTTTTTCAAATGTATTAGTTGTATCTTCTACTATACCTCTAATATTAGTTATCTGAGGTTCCATAGTTAGAGTTCTTGATACACCTACTCCACCATCAGGAGAAGTATTTGCTGCTATTATGCCTGTCATTGATTTATCATAAGATCTTCTTTCAATAGTATAAGAATCATCCAAGTTTACTCCTCTAAATCCTTTAGTAGATACTGCATGTAACTGCTCCATCTCTAATGTAGGATTAAGAGTAGAATAATCCTCTACTGTCTTTTGTGCTAATATTTCTTGTATTACTGCATTCTGTGGTATTGTATATTTTTTAGCACCATTACTATTTCTATATTCTACATAATTCTTAGCCAATCTTTCATAAAGAATAGCAGGTATTATTTCCCCACATCTTATTCTTGATAATCTCTGATCTATTTGAGCAGAGTATTGAGAATCTGCTAATAGATTAATAGCGTATATATAAAGATCAATTATATTAGTAGGTAATTCTAATTGGTCTAATACATCTATTGTAATTGGATCTAATACGAATTCATAGAAGTTCATTAAAGCATTCTCTGTAATAGCACTACCATATACTTTAAGAATATAATCACTATATGGTTCTTTAGTATCAAAAGATGCCATAGAATACTTCTCAGTTTTAAACATTCTAAATCCATTAAGAATTAATGATATAGGAATATTCTGTTCATATATAAGAATACAGTCATTAAATTTTATATACTCTTCATTTGATTTTAATTCTTTTTCTATCTTATCTACTACTCTGTAATTAACTTTCATTAACTGTAATAATTTACTTAATCCTGCCCAGAATCCTAATAACATTCCAACATATACATTCTGTCTCATTATCTTTACTTTAGCAAACATCATTCTCTTAGCAGACTTAGTTTTATGATATTCAGTTTCTAATTCTTGAGGTAAACAAGATACAATTAAATCAGTTATATTTCTATCATCATCTGTAGTTTGTTTATCTATATCTATAAAAGTTGGAGTTCCTTTTACTACTCCTATAAATATATGATTTTCGGGTATAGTAATTTTATTATCTTCTGCATATTGAATAGCAGTAGGTTGATTAAAGAATATTATACTTCCTTTATATTTAAATGAAGTATATAATTTACTATACTGATCATATTCTATAGTAGTAATAAATTTCTTATTATTAGGGAATTCATAACCAACTTTAAATGCATCTCCTAATTTATCTTTATTAGCTACTACTAATTTCTTCATTCTATCTACAGAAGAACTATTTACACCATCTTCTCTTTCGATAGTCATCTTAGAATAATTAGTAACTATCTCTACTTTATTAGGAGCTATTTTAACTACTGGTAAATAGAAAGATTGGTGTTTAATGACTTTCTTATTTCCACCTATATACAAAAATCTATTATCTATAAATTTAGGTATATCTACTTTTACAGTGTGTCTATTTCTGTTACCATCTTCCATATAGATAGTATAAGTATCTTTATAGTTTAACTCATCAGATGTATCTTCTACTTTAATATCTCTTATGAATAAAGGAATAGATTTATCATTTAATGATAAGAAAGCATCCATTATATCTTTCTGCATTACATCTTTGATATAAGTAGTATCAAGATTATCATATCTAATTTTATCCATATGAGTATTTGTAGTGGTTAATTGATCTGATATATCAGTAATAGGAATTTTTACATCCTTAGTTTTAACACTGATAATTTTATCTAGTGTCATATTTTTTACTTTAAGATTTTTTTGATTCTTTCTTAGTAATTCATCTCTTGCAGTAGAAGCTGTAGATTTCTCTACTTTATCACCATTCTTATTCTGATAGTAAATCTTCTTAAGAAGATCGTGATTATCTTCTACTTCTTTTTTAATATTACTAGCTACCTGTACATTTACATCATCTTCAGGTACTTCAGTAGGGTCAATCTTATTAGTAACTTCTTCAACACTCTTTTTTGCTACTACTTCTAATTCTTTATCTACATCATCTTCTTTAGTTAATTCTTTTAATTCTTCATCATTAGTAATAGTATCTGGTGTTTTATCTACTTTAACTACAGTATTTAATGCTACCACAGCATTAGCAACTATTTCACTCTGAGTTATTTCTTTTTCATCAGTAGATACATTAATAGTTTCATCAGGTACTACATTCTTCATTATCTTATTCATCTCTATTTTAAGTTTTAAATAAGATTTTTCATCTAATAAAGAAGGATTAATCTTCAATATTTTATTCTTTACATAGAAGTAATAATCGATATCTATATCTTTTAATAATTCTGGTTTCTTATATAGAGTAAAAAAAATTATATAAAGAGGATTATCTAAATTCTCTTTTAGATTCTTGGTAAGTTTATAATTATTCAAGTTACACACTATAAACTTAGTTTTTCTATTAGGAAAATCTATATTATAAATTTTCTTCATATAATCCCAATATAACTCTATATACTTCATAGGAATTACTTTAAAAGCTAAACTTCTAAATATTTCTATATACTTATATAAATCATAATAAAGATTCTTATTATCTGATATAGAATTACTTAATTTAATCTTAGGAATTAAATCAGTTTTATCTTTGATTACTTCATATAATTCTTTTCTTTCTTTACTTAATCTATACTTAAATTTCTTAGTATATATTTTTCCTTGATATATCATATTAAAATAATAGAGAGGATAATTAATACCACCGATACAATTATCTTTATTATTTATAATATCTATAGATTCTTGTAGAGAATGGCTATATACCATAGCTACATTTCCTCTATCTCGTTTAATACTACCAAAAGGTAAAAAGATTTGTTTTGGATAGGTTTTAAGATAATCTATTTTTTCTGCTTTAACAGCTTCTGTATATAGATCTAAATCTTCAGATATATTTTCTTCTATCTGACCTTCCATAATAGTACGAAATAAATCGCTCATATATAAGATATTCCTTTCTGTATCGTATTATCTTGGTGTTTTTAAGTGGTTTTAAAATTTAATTAATATAAACATAATAGTAATGCTGGAAGTATTTTTACACGATCCTTCTTATTTCCAGTCTTCATAAATTTCAAATAGATTATAACTTAGATAAGATTATTAATTTTAATCTTATCTAAGTTATCTATTTTTATTTTATAAGAAATCTTTAATAGATTCAATCATTAAATCATAGCAATAATCTAAATCCATATCATCTAATAAAGCTTCAGTAACTGGATCTTCTTTTTTCTTAGAACCTTCTTTAGAACTCTCTGGTAGATTTTCTATCCAAGTATTTAAGTTATTAAGATATTCCTGTTTCCAATCATCAAATGATTTATCTTCTTTTTTATTATCTTTAGATTTATCATCTTCAGGAGTATTTACATCAAGATATGAGCATTTATCAACATCTCTCAATTCCCAACCTTCTGGAGCATCCTCAAATGGATATTTATTATCAAACATAATTCTAGCATCAGTATTTAATGATTTATCATCATCATCTTTCTTAATAGATTTACCAGAATAAGCATATCTTATCTTATATCCCTTATCAGTAAGCTTATCAATATATTCCTGAATATCTTTATCTATATGAGTATCATCATCTTTCTTCTTAGGTTTAGAATCTGATTTATCTTCACTATTATCTGTATCAGTATTATTTTCATCGGAATTATCATTATTGGATGTATCTGTATTATCTTCAGAGTTAGATGAATCATCTTCTTTACTCTTTTTAGTATTATCTGAATTACTATCATCATTAGAATCTTTAGAGTTCTTCTCTTCTTCCTTAGTATTCTCTAATTCTTCTTCTTTCTTCTCTATAAGATAAGTAAGACCTTGTATTCTATTTTTATATCCAATTTCTCCAGTCTTATAATACATCTTCTTAGATATCTCTAATCTATTCTTTAACATATCTACTTCTTCTTCTATAATAGATATTTTATCAGAATAAGATGTATTATTATCATTATATGTATATGATTCTATATAATCACTATCTTCATATGGACTATCTGGATATTCTATATGTATCATAATAAGATAAATATAAAATGAACCAGTTTTAGGACATCTTGAACACTCTACTCTTATTTCATCCTTATATGGATTATTATTTCCTACTTCAGATATTATTCTCTGATATTTACCAATAGCAACAGATTTATATTTATTAAGAGTATCTTTAAATGTAGCAGGTATTTTTTCTAATAATGAATATCCAACCAGTAATATAGAATTATCAGGTCTATTAAATATTGCTATATTAGGAGAATCAGTTAAATTAGTACTAGAACTTGATATATGTTTAAATACCTCTATATAATTCATTATAGTCTTATAATTAACTGGATATTTACCCATTATATCATCAGTAGTTGTTAATGATAATTCATAATGAGGAATAGTTGATTTATTCTCAGTATCTGCTATAATAAATCCTGGGTCATCATTATCTAATACATCTGCTTCTACTAATGTACTTAAAGCAATTCCATCTTTTCTAATCTCTTGATCATCTATAACTCTAGTTAATCTATTTATATCTTTAGATCTTTCTATAGATTTTTTCTTCATATAATTATCTATAGCATCTTTAGTATTCTCATCAGATCTTTTTAATACATCTCTTAGTTTTAATTCTAAGCTAATAAGATTTCTAGTAATATCAAATTCTTTTCTATAATTCTCTTCTGTAAATGGACGTAATCTAATAGCATATAATTTATACTTCATTTCATTAATAGAAGATAACAGAATTCTAGTATCATCACTAATATAATCTATACTACCGTTATCTACATCAGATCCATTTTCCCATTCTTTAATATAATATTCTCTGGTTAATGGTTGACCATTAAGATCAACTTGAGGTAACATCTCACCCACTGATTCATCCATATTATCTATTAATAAGCTCATCAGTTACCACCTTTCTTTCTTCTTTTTGTTTCATCAGAAGAAGATTCTTCTGTAGATTGACTATTGCTCTCAGATTCAGAATTTCTATGCTCCTCTGATGGATTTGGAATAGGCATTTCTACTGATTCTGTTGGAGTAGATGTAGTTTCTGTTTGTTCTTCATTATTATCTTCTTTATTCTTATCTTCCGGTTCATCTTCATCTTCTTCAAATGAATTAATCTTATTAGTTAAATCTTCTATTACCATATTTAATCTACTAATCTCTGAAGTATATTTCTCATCAATATTATTAAATCTAGTAAGAACTTCTTCTTCATATTGAGCAATTAATTCTTCTAATTCATTTATCTTAGATTCATAATTATTACTACTACAATTAATAAGAGATCTAACTGTATACTTAGCATCTTCTGCTATTCTTATAGCATTCGATTCTGGATCTAATTTTACTTTAACAGCTCTAAAAGAACTATCATTTCTTAATAATTCTCCACCACTAGTATATTTATTAACTCTCTGATTTTCTAATAAATAATATAGATCACCTTGTCCATCACCCGGATATTCTTTACCCATAGTAATAACAAGACAGTTAGTATGTAGATCTGTATTATTTATCATATCATTATATGTATCATACGCAAATACGTGCATAAGTTCTTTCATATAAGTTACCGCCTTATTCTTTATATTGAGTTTTTATTCTATTGTGATTTTAGTATATAAGTAAAATCCGTATTTCTAGGGTATATGATGATATACTATTTTTGTGTAATGAATGAACTAATATAAGTTTATTCATTATAAGTCACTATTATATTTTGTTTTAGAGGGTTTGGAGATACCCTCAGAAAAGGAGTTTCAAAATGAAAAAGAATGATGTACTTAAGACAGTTGCCAATGTAGTTGTAGAAGTTGCAAAGGATACACTTGTGTATGCAAGTGTAGGTATGGCTGTATTAGGAGTTTGTAAAGAACTCAACAAAGCAAAGGATTACTTTTTATCAAAGTAATCCTTGAATTTAAAGATAGAAGTAAGGAGGTGATGAATACGCTTCTATCTTTTTTTTATTTTTTAGAGATAGAATAAATAAGATACTAACATTGTAATTAGTTAGTATCTTATTTATTACTTGATATTATTATTAGGAGATTTATGAGGTAGTTCTCGTATTTCTTCCATAAGGGACTTAACATATCCATTACCTTTTTCTTTGAGATATTTATCATATCTCTCTTCCAAAACTTGTAATAGATGAGTATTAACAAATCCATCTTCCATAACTTGATAATATTTATCAACAATAAAAGACCTAATAGATTCCTTATCAGAATCTATTAGTAATGATAATTGCTCTTTATTCTCATTAATTTCTTTACGAAATAATTCCAAATTTTCATCATATGATTTAATTTGTTTTTCTATAGCATCATCTCTTTTATCACTGATTGCTCTAGTATCTTTTAATATATCAGAAATAGCATCTATCTTATCATTAATCTCTACTGTGGTTGTTGCATATTGCTTAGATAGAAATTCTGTATTATTCTTTAATAAAGAAACTTCCTTAATCATATTTTTGATATCTTGTTTAAACCTTTTATCATTCTCTTCTTGTAGAGTTACCTCTGCAATCTTAGCTTCAAAATCGTGTTTAATTTTACTGATACCTGTAAATATTGCTGACAGTAGGGCGAAACCGCCTAAAACTACTGCCAGCATAGTACCTATATGACCCGGAAAACTATCTAACCAGTGTAAAAACTCACTTTCCATTTATTTTATCTCCTATTCTATTTAGAAGATTATCAATAATATTTATCCTTTATTGGATAAATCATGATTTATATGCTTGTTTTCCATTACAGTTCTGTGATCATCGAGTAATCGTCTTTTCCTATATTCATCTAACTCATTATAATATTTCATAGATATATAGAATTTATAAATTGAAATTACGCTAAGGTATATAATTATAAATAATATCAATAAAATGATTGTATCATAAATATCGTTCATAATACTTTCCTTTCTGAGATATATCTAATCTGTTACTATATTAATGAAGTTAGCTAGTGGATATTGTTCTTTATCATTCTTAAATGATAAATCAATAATATCTACATTGTAAGATGAAAACATTGAGTTGTGTGTGATTAAGAATGATTGCTCAGCATCAATTCTATCTATTTGATTTTCTAATACCTTAATAAATTTTTCTCTATTATTAATATCAAGAGGACCATCTATTTCATCCAGTAACATAATATTGTAATTAGTTAATACCTGTCTTGATAATGCAAACGCTATTGCTAAAGATAGAAAACTTAATTCTCCTTGAGAAGCATATTTAACATCACTTAATCTCTTTCCTCTATTAAAGAAAGGAATAGAAAATTCAGTTGGTGTTATATCAAATGAATCAATATAAATCTTTCCATCATATGCTATATCCAATAATTCATTAGTAATCTCTTCAGTATTCTTTAGATAATTACTAATAAAGTATAAGGGCATTCCTTGTTTTGATGATAATGCATTTTTTACAAATATCATATCATCGTATATTTTATTCATATTACTTATATCTTTTCTTATTACTTTATACTGCTCTAAGTTAATAATCTTTGATTGTAATAGACTATTTTTATTATCTATTATATATTTCAATTTATTAGCTTCGATACTTATATTATCTCTTTTTTCTCTATTGTCTATATATGTATTATAATCGTTATTATATTTTTCGTATAATACTTTTATTTCATCAAATCTCTCT